TCCTGAAGAGACGAAAAAAGACAGATTTGAAGGTGTTATAGTTACTCTTGTGTATCATGTCTACCTCATAAATGTTCGCATTACAGAAGAGCAACAAGCGAAGATAATTCAAGAGTTTCATATTAACAAAGCCCGTATGGATATGAACAAAAAGGATGGTATTCGTATTAAAAAGGCATATGATGAAAATGATGATATTTCATTTGAAACACTTGCTGAATTTAATAAAAAGAAACGATGGAATCTCATTATAAAAAATATAATTGAAAATCCAAAGTTTTATGATTTGATATATTCGTCAAAAAAACAAAATTTTAACATTCGTACATTATAATGAGGAACAAGGCTCATTTTGTCAAGAAACTGTGTCAACTCCGTGGTTTGGACCACGAGTCTGATAAGGCTCAGGAACTGTACAAGTTGTCCGTAATTGATCTTCTTATTACAATCAAAAAGGAAACTCCAGAACCAAAAGAGGACCGCGAGGACCGTGAGGACGACCGGACACTTGCTCAACTCCTTGGATGCAGTTAGAGTTTTTAACATCACTAATAACAAGAGAAGAATGCTACGTTCGTGGTGTCAATCAAATGGTTTCAATAACACACGAAATTTATCACATGTATTAATGGATGGCGGTGTCCTATCAATTCCATTTGATAAATTGCGAGAATTTTACGAAGTCTACATAAAATCAGTCCAAGCAGGTGAAAAAGTTTTTGTCGTGGAGCAAAAGACTGAAACGTACAACTTTTTTATGGATATTGACTACAAGGATGATGAATGTCTTTCACTCGATCAGGTTAAATCAATTTGTAAAATTATTTGCGACAAGGTTGCTACATTTGGCGGGACGAGTTGTCTTATTTCAGTTGCAGAACCCAAACCCAAAGACACTCAAATAAAAACAGGTGTTCATCTCAATTGGTCTGGTCTTGTGGTGAATCAGTCCGGGGCTCTCCAGTTGATGCATCATGTGATAAGTACACTTGAAAAGATTTATTCGGTAAAGAATTGGACAGGAATTATAGATTCATCAGTCTACGGGTCACTTGGAACAAAGGGGAGTGGGTTCAGGTTACCTTGGTCTCACAAGAAAACTAGACACTCTGAATGTAAGGGTCTTGGATGTGAGCACTGCGAATCGGGAAAACTCACCGAAGGTGAATACTTGCCAGTCTTTGAGTACAGTGACAGTACCATGAAGGATGTGACTCAGAACATCACAATGGAAAAGTTGATTGCGTCAACTGTTCGGACCCAAGACACAAATGTTGTTGAAATTCCAGAACTTGTTATATTTTGTCAACCAATCAAAAAGACTTTTCGAGAAGGTGACTTTACAAAGGCGGAGACCAAGAATCAACTCGATGATCCCGAACTTATTGCCCTTGTTGAAACATTTATTCGAAAAAGCATGACTGGAAATGAGGACACTCGAGTCCTTTCCATCTTCAAGTATGGAAATCTTCACTTGGTGAAATCAACTTCGAGGTACTGCGAAAACATTCGACGGAATCACAACTCGAATCATGTCAAGATTATAATTGATTCGGGTCATGTGTACCAAAAATGTTTTTGCCGTTGTGAAACAACTGATGGAAGAGTCTTTGGGTTTTGTAAAGATTTTGCAGGACGAAAGCACAAACTTGAAATGAATGGTGGCACCAAAATTTGCGGTATTTTGTATCCGAATAAAAAAAGGTGAATGATACTATGCATAAACTTGTAAAACAACTTATTGAAGATCTCGGTCTCTTTGACACGAGAAAAATTGTCAATTATGATGAATTTGTGTTACTTAAAAAAGACGGTAACATGTTTACAAATGGCTACCGTTACCCGAACCCGATCCGGACGCGTGTCCAAGCCGCCTGAGCGTTATGTGCCCATTGAAACTGTAACAGATGATTTTGCAGAAGATGAGTACGATGAGGAGGACATTTCATCTGATGATGAATCGGATGATGATTCGGATGAAGAGTCTGACGATGACGAAGATGCTGATGAGAATGGAAATCTAAAAGGATTTATCACTGATGACGAAGAGGATGACGGGGATGAAGAAGAGGCTTAAACATATAGTTATCAAAATTACTAATGGAGGTTGATTTACCAGTTCCTATAGATGATTCATTACCATTTCAGCCTCAAATGCAGCAGCATGAAGAAATAGAACAAGAACCACAACAACAACGTTTTTATAGGGAACCTGAACCAATGTATTATTATAGACCACCACCAACTCCTCAGCCACAGCCTCAATTTGAACAAACTCAGAAAACAGGAGATATATTTTCTCAACTTGGTAAAACACACTGGATTATACTTATTTCAGTTATTTTGCTAGCCTTTTTTATGGGTAAAAGTATTTCAACACCTATTATTATACGTTCAACTTAACGAGTTGATCCACCTGTACCAACGTAATTTGGTTTTCCTTCTGCTATAAAATCAAGCAGACTATCTTGGGAATCAGCTTCCTTTATAGGAATACTTGCGACATATTGCCAATCTTGCCCGACAAAAGATCCAAGATTTCCATAGGTTGGTCCCTTGAGGGCTTTGTCAACTTCTTTATCTGAGGACCAGACCCTTTTAAATGTTTCTAACCATGTTTCATTTCTAACGCTTCGTTTATTAAACGCTAGAAATGTAATGTAAAATACAATTGCTACGAGACCAATTGTAAAAAGATTAAGTACTATTGAGACGAGTCCCATTTAATTATTATCAATTTTTTATTCACGCAGATCCCTCGGTCGCGGTACCCGAAGACGATCCCTCCTCTGGCACCATATTAATTGTCAGTCCTCCACCGTTGGCTGCGCGCTGTGCTTGACGCTCCTTCATCTCCTCGGCGATTATTACATCCGCCTCCTTGATGAGATCCTCCATAGCTGCATCAGGCTTCTCTTTGCGAAGGCGCTCAACCACCTCGGCGGGGTGGCTAATTGGCGCCTCATCCGGCTTGTTGTAGTACTTGGAGTTCTCATCACCGGGCTTGATGTAGGGCATATCTCCGGGAATCGGCTTTGCCATCATGTCACGCTTGCGCTCCTCAAACATCTTGGTTCCAAGAGCCTGGTTCTCGCGGTACTTGGACATAATCTCCTCGAGCTTCTCATCATTGTAGTGAACATCGTCAATCTTGAGGCGATCGGGAGGAATGAGCAGCCACTTGTACATGTCAACCACGTAAATGTCAAATGTGGCATCCTCCTTCTGAAGGCGTTTCGCGTGATTCGCCGCCTCCTCACGTGTAGGGAATGCGCCGTAAATCTTCAGACCAAACTGATCATTCTTCTGGGGACACTCCGGACCAACAACAGACATGCATGCAAAGACTTGTCCGGGAACAGTTGTGTACGTTTGCTCGAGAGACATTGTTATTCTTAGTGTCTCTCATTACTTTAAGTTCTTAATTGGAAAATACCAGACCACCCATACCAGACTGAATTCGGAGAATGTTGTAATTTACTGCATACATTTCGAGTGTATTAGCAGCTTCTGTCAAAGTTATACCCGGTTTGAGACGAACATCGACTTGAACGTTGTCTATCCTTGAAAAATTGCATGAACCGGATGGTTGATGTTCTTCTGGATTCAACGCAAATGAATAACAATAAATACCTGGGTACGGTGTTCCACTGTGGTGCCAATAGGGCTGCATCTGATTAAAATACTTGCCAGATTGATCTTTGAAGCGATCTTGTCCGTTTAGAATTAAACGAAACGATGCAAGGGGACCAACTGCGTTTCCAGCGGCTGGTATTCCATCTTCAGTCCACGTTGAAGAAGGACTTGAACCAACTGAAGTTGCAAAGAGAGGACACCCTGTACTTTGTTCAATTGGAATAGCCGAACCATTTAACACATTATTGGGAACTTTAGTCGTGAGAAAGAGTGTATCAGTACTTGCTGCATTTGATGTAAAGTCCCACAGTTGTTTACCATATGAGTATCCCTTGTTTGAGATGCACCAAATAAGTTCCTTTATTGGATGGTTGTAAGACAATCGGACTTGGGTCCCAGTGCCATCCACTGATGTTGTTTCGCCGTTTGTTATGATGGAGTTTATACCCACGTGCTGAACCTGTTCTATCAGGTACTCGTGCCCCGTTTGAGCGAATTTGCGACGTTCTTCAGTGTCAAGGTACACATAGTTGCCCCATACATTCATAGTACTTGTGAAACAGTTGGAGTACTCGCGAGACAAATCAATATCGAGACGGACCTCATGACACTGCAGAGCTATCAGTGGAAGATACAGTCCAGGATTTCTGTTGAAAAAGAACAAGAGTGGTAACATCACTTGCCCAGTGGTTGCGCCATTTGTACCGCCGGTTTGATAGGCTTGACCAAGTGGGTTGCTTGTGAGTTTTCCATAATTTGTCTTTTTAGAACTTGACATGTACAATTCCGAGTACAATCGCCACCAACGCTGATAATGCTTGTCAATCTTTTGACCACCAATTGTTAAAACAATGTCAGTTATTGCCCTCTCGGCGAGCCAACACGAATCTTGTGCAAGTGTCGAATATCCGCTCACGACATTGCAGCTTTGACACTGAAGATCGAGATACATTTCACCAATGAGATCAGCGTTTCGAGTAATTGTCACAGTGACCCGTCCGCCTGAACAGGGGACACCATTGACTGTTTGCTGGATATTTTCCATTGCAAAGTTTGTGTGTTTCTTGTACACCGCCTTGAAGAATGTAATTTCAGGTTTTCCCGTTATGTAAACATCTTCCGCCCCATAGGCTGTGAGTTGCATTAGACCGCCGGCCATATTACTTACTACTCAGAAATTTAATACGTATATATTTTGTAAGCATTATTGTTAGGCAAAGCATAAATAGTGTTAAAGTTGGTTGATAAATTAAATCCAATTCGGTTATAATACTGGTTAGGATACAACAGACCCGAAGTTATAATTTGTGTAACATCTGAACCACTTCCTCCGTTACAATATAGACCACTTGTTGTATATTGATAGCGATTTTTTATAATTATTTCTATATTTTGACTGTAATTAGAACCACCACCACCATTGTAACCTCCTGCTACCACTACATATATGTACCCAAAAGAAGGCGCGCCACCAGCGGGTGCATTATTCGTAGCTAAGTTATAAGAATATCGATACGCTCCTTTACTGTTTGTGGGTGGATCTGAATATTCTATAGGAATAAAATTATTAAACATAGAAAAACATATATATTGTTCAGTAGTAGGAAGAAGAACATCATAAATTATTATTTTAAAATCGGAAACTGAATCTGGTATATCAATAAATGAAAAATATGCTGCTCCTCCGTAATTATTATAAGAAACTTGACCAGAAGTTATAACTGTTGACGGAGTTGTCCATATAGGTGTATAAGCTCCCTGTGAAGTTAATACTTGTCCCGACAAACCTGGATCATTATTTAATTGTAATGTTCCACCATCTAAATTTAGTACCACGCGAGACTCTATATTATCAGCTAAAATATCAGTAGCTATAACACTAGATCCATACACCCCATTTGCAGATGTGATAGTATTTGCATTCAGAGATCCATTTATTGTTAAAGAATTTACAATCTCCATATCACCATTTATTGTAGCTTTACTATTTACTTCAAGTGTATACGTATTCACATCATACGAGTTGAGTATACCTTGACCTTTGATGACCGAAATAGTATTATAAGGATTCGAAACCCATACGTTATCGTAGCCATATGCTATACCCCTTCCTTGTATGTAACTTCCAGGTTCAATACTTTCAACAATTGTCAAAGTAATTGGATCAATAACCATTACTAAAGTATCATTACAAGCTACCCAAATGTAACCATATCCAGATGTTAAACATTGAGCATAATTTCCAATTGAAATTGTTTTTACTACTGCCATTGTACTAGGATCAATAACTACAATATTATATGAAATATCACTAATTACCCAAATGTATCCATAACCAGAAGTTATACCAAGCGGATTAGTAATTGCAATTGTTTTTATAACTTCTATTGCAATCCCATTTGGATTAATAACTGATATAGTACTTGATCCAAGATTGCCTACCCAGATGTATCCATATCCATCTGTTATACCATATGGACCCGATCCAACTGTAACTGTAGTTTTTTGTGTCATGGTATTCGGGTCAATAACTGAAATAGTTGTACCACTTCCACCAGCAAAAATAGTTGCCCATATGTATCCATATCCAGATGTTATACATTGAGCTCCCGGTGAAAGTGTAATAGTAGCAGATACATTCATGGTATTCGGATCAATGACTTGAATAGATCCAGTTGTGTAAGTAGAAACCCATATGTAACCGTACCCAGATGTTATATAGTTTATTCCACTTGGGGATCCAGCTTCAATTATATGTTCTACTAGCATAGTGGTTGGATTGATAACTGAAACTTTGTTATCAGTAAAACTAGATGTCCAAATGTATCCATAGCCAGATGTTATATATAGAGTTGTTGAAGGTATATTTATAGTATTGTTAACACTATTAGCAAGTCCAGATATTGTAATATTGTTTGCAGTCAGCGTATTTGCACTCAGTGTGTTTGCAGTCAACGTGTTTGCAGTCAGCGTGTTTGCAGTCAACGTGTTTGCAGTCAGTGTGTTTGCAGTCAACGTGTTTGCAGTCAGCGTGTTTGCAGTCAGCGTATTTGCACTCAGTGTGTTTGCAGTCAGCGTGTTTGTAGTCAACGTGTTTGCAGTCAGCGTATTTGCAGTCAGCGTATTTGCAGTCAGCGTATTTGCAGTCAACGTGTTTGCACTCAGTGTATTTGCACTCAGCGTATTTGCACTCAGTGTGTTTGCAGTCAGTGTATTTGCACTCAGTGTGTTTGCAGTCAGCGTGCCCAAAATCAATAAATTTCCTACAGATGAATTGTAAGATAAATTTGTAATTGCATTCATTGTTATTATAAAGAAATAATTTATATATGAATTAATGACCAAGAAAAAGAAGATCCCACTGGCTCTTCGCGAACAGGTCTGGATTCTTTATTTGGGTGAAAAGAATTTTAAACACAAGTGCAATGTTAAATGGTGTGAGAATATAATCACACCGTTTAACTTTGAAGTGGGTCACAACATACCAGAGAGCAAAGGTGGTCTCACAGATTTAGACAACTTACGACCCATTTGCTCAAAGTGTAATAAATCTATGGGAGACAGTTACACAATTGATGAATTTTCTGAACTTTCTAAAAGAACTACTCGGTTGTTTGAATGTTTTCGTTTTTCTAAAGAGACGGTGTCGTAAAGTGGCTATACATTGAATAAAATGAAAAAAGTAACACAAGAATTGCAGTTACAAGAAGTCCAATTGAAAATTTTTGATTCATCTTTGTGTTGTCTTTGATACACTGAATGCTTATAGATGTCGAGGCAATTACAAGAGTTGATGAAATCATTATGAGAAGTATTACCCAAAGTTCCATTTATAATAAATAGAGAAAAAGGTTTCAATTCTTGAAATGTATGTGATTCGATCTGCTCCACCACCAGGTCCTGGAGCTTTTCTACTTTTGTGTATCTCGATCATTGTTCTCACTCGAAAGAAATGAACTGCGGTGAGTGTGGAAAACATATTACAATAATTGAACAAACCATGTGCAAGTGTCGATGTAACAATATTTACTGTAAAAAACATCGTTTACCAGAGAAACATGCATGCACATTCAAATATGTTTTTGATGCTTCAAAATTAAAACCTTGTATTTCGTCAAAAATTTAAGCAGTAGGAGTTACACCAAGAATACTTGCAACTAAAGTTATAATGTATTCATCATTATTATTCCATGATTGATATTGTTCAGTACTTAAAGTGATTAACTGGGTATTTATAATGTTTTCATTTTCATCACGAAGTGAAACAATAAATGATGCAGTTGAAAAGAGTGTTAAACTTTGACAAACAACAGTGAATGAAAATGCCACCGTTTTTGTTATTATGTCAGCTGGTTCAATTGGTGTAATAAGAGTGTTATTAATCATTTATGTAAACTCTTATTTTATTTTTAAATTGCAATTTGTACACGTTGGTCCCTGAATTTGCGTCATGCGACACTCGGGCAAGTGATTAATGTAGACACCTTGGAAGAACAAGAACCCATTTTATCAATTATATAAAGTAAACTCTAATTGATAAAATTTTTTACCGTGTAATAGTAAATGAGTCTTCTCAGAGTAGGTATTCTTTCAGTACTTGAAGTCTTTGGAGATTTCATGTTGAAGGATTATGCAACATTCGGAAAGTTTTCCAGTCTTGGTCTTGGAGTTTTTGGTTATGTTGGTGTTGTAATTGCCCTTATTTGGAGTTTTCGAACAGGTAATGTTTTACTTGTGAATGGACTCTGGGATGGAATGAGTGCTGTGATAGAATCAATAGCAGCCTATCTTATTTTAGGGGATCGGTTAGAGAATCCATATCAGTACCTCGGTCTCCTTCTAACAATTGCAGGTGTTTTCATGCTCAAATATAAAAAGTACTAGAATGCGAGTCTCTTACGTATAGCAGTTGGTGGCGATGATGGAGGTGTTGAAAAATTATTCGAGTGTTTCCTACTTGTTTTTACATTGGTTCCGAGATTAGTCTTTCGTTTCATCTTAAGAGGTGTCGCCATTTTTGATTTATTCAGTAATACCCGAAGAATCTGAATATTTGCATTAATTTGTTTCTTTCTATTTTCTTGTGGAAAGTTTTGAAGGGCTCGCATCTTGTACTTTAAAAGATGTTCAAGTGTTACAACTGGTATACCATTAAGTTCAACATATGCGTTGATCGAAGGCGCCAACTCTGAATTCGCCTTTAAAAGATCATAAGGGTGAAGATTGTAATGATTTTTATTTTTTATGGTTGAAGTGTTCCGAGGAATTTGACGAGGTACAAGTGCAAACAAGTTGGCGTACGCATTTGCCATTTTATTTCGATTCACAACAATGTTTACATTGGCTGGTATTCGTGTCGGAACACCATACTTGTTTCCATACAACTTCATAGCCATACTGCCTGAAAGAACCCATGGCACCGAGAGGGAATTTTTCGCAGTTCGAAGCCTGTTATTCATTTAATGTACTAAAATAAAAAAATAAGTTGTATTCATTATAAAATGACAGAGGCGTGCTCATTTGCGTTAAAAAATGACTTGCTCACCATACAAATGTTACAAGCTGAACTTGAACTCGAAAAGAAAAAGGTCAAGTGTTGTTGTTTTACACTTTTTAGGAAAAGTTGATCCTTTTCAAAAACTTGTAAATGATGTGTCCCCTCCGAGAAGGGTAAGCGGCAAACTCCGCCTTTTCTCGAAGTGTAAATTTTTTAAACACAAGTCCAATCTTGGATTTATTTGAAAGTATTCCGAGCGTAAACTGAAAAAGTTTTGGATTTGTGTTGGCGGGAAGAGGTGCGATGTACTTTTTGGTTCTGTTAAAATTTGCTGGATGGATTGTGTTGTTTGATGTTATCTTCAAAGTGTCTCGAATGTTGACTGGGTTTTCTCGAGTCATGTGATTCAAAACATTCTTGATTTTGTTATCAAGTGAACGAGGGGTGTAATACTTTTTGAGAGAACCCATTTCAGTCAGGATCCCATAGTTTCGGCTCTCAGGATGTTTCAACTTGAGAATCTTTTTGACACCAGGTTTTGGAGCACTTTTGGGAATACTCCTTATCAACTCGGCAATTTTTCCGCGTTTTGGTCGAAGGACTGGTTGTGTATATGGCCACGAACTTGGATGAGGAACATTGGTTGGCAACTTGTTTTGGGGAAGTTTCACTTGGTACGGGGAGACTCGGCACGCGGATATCACGTAGACACCGGGACCTCGTCGTTTAAGAATGGTTGAAAGTTTCAAGCGTTGACCGTAGACACTGGGACCGACAGTCTCTGCATAGGTTGGAGTCTGATCCTTGTTGTGCAAGTGGTCGTAAATCAACTGTTGGCGAGTCAAGGGTAGTTTTTTTATGAACCCCAGACCCTTGACCCTTGTATCCTTGAATTCGAGGTCTGTGTCAAGGTACTCTTGCCCCGGAAAGTGGGTTCGTTTGAGAATATCCGAGACGTGTTTGTAGTTTTTCCGGTTTCCACCGCTTTTAAAGAATTGTATGAGACCCTCTTTGTTTTCAAAAAAGTTTGAAGAGACCCTTCGACCAGCGCGTATAAGCATGCAGTACCCTGGTTCTGAGAGAAACATGAGTACCGTGTCGGGCGGAACCACCGCTTTGGTGCCTGTGAGGACCCCGTGGGCGTCCACAAGTCTTGCACCGTGTTCCTCGTACGTTTTGAGAATCCGAGATTCCCTGTTGTTCATTACTTTACGCAGATAAAAAAGAAGTACGAGGTATTTGTAAGAAACTTTATAAAATGAGTACTAAAAAGAAAACAACTGAGCAGTTTATTAAAGATGCAAAAGAAGTTCATCATGATAAATATGGGTATTTAAACACTTTTTATGAAAATAGTAAAACAAATGTATTTATAACATGTTATATTCATGGTGATTTTTTACAAACTCCTAATACACATTTAAAAGGTAATGGTTGTAGAAAATGTGGTAGAATAATTTGTGCAAACAAAATTAAATCTAATACATTTGAATTTATTAAAAAAGCTAAAATCATTCACGGAGATAAATTTGATTATTCACAAGTTGATTATAAAAATAATAGTACAAAAGTAAACATAATATGTACAATTTGTAATACAAATTTTAAACAAAGACCAAATGATCATTTAAACGGTGATGGTTGTCCAGAATGTCGAATAAATAAGAAAAAAACTTTTGAAGAATTCATTGAAGATGCTACAAAAGTTCATGAAAACAAATATAATTATTCAAAAGTTAATTTTATAAACATGAACACATCTGTTACAATATATTGTAATAGACATGACGGATATTTTTCACAAACACCTCAAAATCATTTACTTGGTGGTTGTGAAAAATGTTCGTATATAGACAGAGGATTAAAACTTTTAAAAACTCAAAAAGAAGTTATTGAAACATTTGTAAAAATTCATGGTGAGTTTTATGATTATTCAAAAGTTAAATACGTAAAAGGAACTGAAAACATCATTATAATATGTCCCGATCATGGCGAATTTACACAAACACCTCACGATCATTTATCTGGTAGAAGATGTATCAAATGTTCTAAAAAAAATTATTCAAAAGTTGCTATTGAATGGTTAAATTATGAATCCAAAAATAGAAACTGTATAATTCAACATGCTGAAAATGGAAAAGAATTTCAAATACCAACTACAAAATTCAAAACAGATGGATATTGCTTCGAAACAAAAACAGTATTTGAATTTCATGGAGATTTTTGGCATGGCAATCCGAATGTATATCAACCTGATTATATAAATGAAATAAATGGTGAAAAAATGGATGAACTTTACACCAAAACAATTGAACGTGAAAATAAAATCAGAGAACTTGGTTATGAACTTGTTGTTATATGGGGAAGTGAATGGAAATCACTTAGAGCTAACATCAAATAGTAAATAAAACAAAATGAAGCTCTTCACAATTTGTCTCTCGTGGAACTTGCCAAAAGAAGAAGATGATACTCGAATAAAGAAGAAAAGTGAATACTAAACAAGAACACAACAAATGAATCTCATTTTAGATTTTAGCTGTGAAAATCAATATCAAGTGCAAGCTAAAAATGACATCATTGAAAATTTTGTGACCCATGAAAATAATTACGAGTACACAAAAAATAAGACGTTTAGAAAATTTAAATTTTTAAACAATGATGATGAATATATTCATACAAATTTAGCCAATGCAAAGTACACACTTCACCCATTTCAATATCAAAAAATAACTAGCAAAAACATAATTCCTGTCAAGTTAACTACAAGATCAATAAATCAACATGTGTTTGACAATGTATTAAAAGATATTACAGGATGGAGAATGGAATGTAAATATACACACAATTTTTTTTATTATAATGATGAACAAGTAAAGGGTGATGATCTTATTAATAAAGTTGTAAAAGTTTTACAAGATAACCCTGAAAAGGTTAATCATATTTCGAGGCATAGTAAACTTTATAAAATTATGAAACCCGAATATAAACCAATTGAAGGTGAATGGAAATGTGTCAAGGGATATCATGAGTTTTTCAAACTTGAAAAAATTACCAAAGAAAAACACATAGATTATCAAACTTCTTTGAGACAAATGATTCGTTACCCAGAAAATAGTAATAAAAAAGACTATAATCGGATTGGAAACAGTTATTTTATTAAGATTGAACCTTTTCAGGAATCAGACAAAAGGATCATGTTAAATTTGACAACAGATGAATATGAGTATGTTGATGAAACATTAATTATTGCACATTCCTGTAATAGATGTGAAGTCTTAAAAAATGTTTCAGAGTTTTCTTGTAATGGTTCTACATACTGTAAAGATTGTTCTAAAATAATGCATGAAAATCATAGAAACACGATGAGAGGTAAGTTATTAGGTATCTATAATGCAATCGAAAATGAAAGACGATTCAATGAACCATATTTAACACTGGAAGAATTTCTTTTACAATATATTAAACAAGGTGGTCTATGTGCTTATTCTAATAAACCACTTGATTTTACAAGTAACAATGAAAAAAGTATTTCAAAAGAAAGGATTGATAACAACAAAGGATACACAAAAGATAATATACTATTTGTTTTGAGAATCTTTAACGTATCACCTGGTAGAATAGAGAATAGTGATTGGTCTCTAGAAAAGTTTCAAAAAATAAATAGTTTAAAAAATGAGACTGTTAACATTGAACAGTTGAAAGCTGATATTCAATATGCCAAGGTTAATAAACAAGGTAATCAAGGTGAAAATCTTTCAGAAGAACTACAGATTATAAAAAGAGAAATGGGTCACCAAGAGTGGAAACGATATTATCATAGAACATATTTACAAAATTATCGCAAAACTATGAAGGGATTTATTTTAGGAAATATACACGGACATTATGAACACGACAAAGATGTTTTTGGAAGAAAAGGAACAATTACCTTTGAATCAATTTTAGATTTAATTTTACAACAAAATGGAAAATGTGCAATAAGTGGTGTTCCTTTTAGACTAGAACAAACAAATGAATTTGCAATTTCTATCGATCGTATTGACAACACAAAACCTCATGATATTGAAAATGTCAGACTTATCTGTAAAGAATTCAACTATTGGGGAGATTTACATTGGACACGAGAATTATTTAATGAAATTTTTACTTAAAAACTAACTACGTGGATCATAGAAGGATGAGCGCAAAAATTACATTGGGGTACCTGTTACCCGACTGTTTTACGCGTCATGATTACAAACCAGTTCCATCAAACTTGAAAGGAAAAGAATTATTTTCTCAACTGAGTAACTTAACAAAGTCTCCATCTTTTGAAGTTTCTGAATGGGTTGTTCAAGAACGAATGTACACAATAGATGAATTACATCCACATAGCCCACATGAATATCATCAATGTATATGCTCTTGTACAACACTTGAAAAAACATTTATTATTGAACACAAATCTGGTATTTGTTGTACAATAGGTTCTGAATGTATTCATCATTTTGGATGTGACAATATGAGCAAAATAGTTCGAGCACTTGGAAAACAATCAAATAGATGTGTTGGTGGTAAACTCATTCTTGATAGAAGAACAACACTAGGTCGAAAAAATTGTTGTGGTGATGTAACATGTGGGTGTGTTATTTGTGATAATTGTAATCATCATAAACTTGAATGCACATGCAATTATTGTATAGCTGGAAATCTAATAACGAGAGGCGATGAATGTGGAAGAAAGAATTGCCCCTGTTACAGATGTAAGAGATGTAAAAGGACTCAAATGGAAAAGTGTTCTTGTCACAAGTGTGTTGATTGTAAAGAATTTTTACAAGAGATGTGGAAACAACGATGCTTACATTGTTTTAAAAATCAAAAAGTTAAATGTAAGACATGCGACGAGTTTACTATATCATCAAGACCACTGTGTACACTGTGTTATGTGGCAAAATTGAACACTTAGAGACAAGGTCATCTGATTAACAAAGAAACGAGATGGAGGAGATTCGTCAGTACCACAACTTGGTAAAACGTCAGCTCATCCAAAGCGCTACCCAATCTGGAAGCAGTGTTTTGGATGTTGGCTGTGGCTTTGGTGGTGACTTGCAAAAGTGGA